CCGGTGATCTCGGGTCGCGACTGCAGGCCGGTGATCTCGGGTCGCGACTGCAGGCCGGTGATCTCGGGTCGCGACTGCAGGCCGGTGATCTCGGGTCGCGACTGCAGGCCGGTGATCTCGGGTCGCGGCTGCAGGCCGGTGATCTCGGGTCGCGACTGCAGGCCGGTGATCTCGGGTCGCGACTGCAGGCCGGTGATCTCATCGAGTTCGAACTATCGACGAAATCGTAGAGGCGGGAAGCGGCGCATTAACGATGTCACTCAACTACTCCAAAAATAAAAAAACAACTTCCCACTTCCATTTCTCCAACATTTCGTCTACACTTCTACTCATATGAAACACGAACAATTCACCCGCAACGAACTCGACTGGCTTCTGAAGCGAGCGTTAGACCGCAGAGCAGAGGTCACTTCGAATCCGACAATTCCGGCTGTCGACGATCCTCTGGTCGAGTTCCTTACTGGGATCATCAACAAACTTTACGCACTGATCGGCAACCAATGACCCAAACAAACCCCGGTTCCCCCGCCGCCATCGCGGCAGGTTGTCTCTGCCCGATCTCGATGAACAACCAGGGCAACGGCGTATCGACGAACACGCCGAATCTGCGTCGGTTCATTCATGCGAACGCATGTCCGTTGCATGGCGTTTACATTCCGCAAAACACAACCATCACAATCGACAGTTCAGGAGTCCAGCGATGATCCGCGTATCAATCGTTATCATTCTGCTCACCATCGCCACAAGCCGAATCACAGATGCTGGCGACCCGAGCTTTGCTGACAGGTATTTCAAGGCGATGGAGTCGAGACCAGCGACTCCGCCGGCCCCACCGAAAATAAAAAAAGAACCTGTGGTCCGCAAAAAGACGACTGAGAAAACCGCAGCACCATCCGTCACATTTGACGGGGTTTACCTGCGGAATTCAGCGGGCGATGTAATTGGGATGCGAACGCGGTGTAAGGCGTGTAGAATCGGGCGTTAGTTCCTTAAGTTTCACAGCGTCGTGAAACACAACAACCATTAGCCGAAGGATCAGAAATGTCGAAGCAGTTTCGTTTCAGGATTAACGTCGAGTGCGACGTTCAGAACGCGGATTCCGAGTCGATTGCGAGGACAGCAGCGTTTGCTCTGCTGACCCAGATGCAGTCCGAGAAAAAGCGGGGTCGTCCGTCCTCGGATGTGAAGGCGACGATTACGGGGGTGTCGATCAGTCCGACTGAAGACGCGAAGGTGCTGTACCGGCATTCGATGCCACTTCCGATGAAGCCTCGTTCGTTGGACGAGTCAGAGACGACCATTGACGAAGTCACCGAGTAGTTCTCCCCGAAAGCAGTCAGCGATTCCCCCGAGTCGCTGGCTGCTTGTTTTGTTTGCGGACCATCACAATGAAGTCCTCCCGAGCCTCCCACACTCACGTTCGCCACAAGATCGAGCAGATCACGAACGACACCGAGCAGATCAATCAGATTCTGGTGAATAATGCTCCGGATATCATCGACCTGCTGACCGAGACTCTCTCCCTCCGTCAGGTTGCTCGTAAAGTGAAGAGATCGCCGACATATTTGAGTCAGGTGAAGAACCGGAAGCAGCGGATCTCGTGGGAGACGTATTGCCTGCTGGCGATGATGCTTGAAGAGAGCGAGTAAATGGAAGTCAGTGAACCACAGTACAAAATGCTTAGTTCTTCTAGTGAATTCCTACTATTTGGTGGGGCCGCATCTGGCGGAAAATCTTGGGCTTTATGCCTCGATCCGCTGCGTCACGTTCAGGGAAAGCATGCGACTCCTGATGCAAGGTGCGCGCTGTTTCGCAAGACTCACCCGCAGTTGATGCAAGCCGGTGGATTGTTTGACACGACGACAAAGATCTATACGCCGCTAGGAGCTAAATTCAATCACACGCGATCAGAGTGGACGTTCCCGTCAGGCGCGAAGATTGGCCTGAATACGCTGCAGCATGAGAAGGATATTGAGCAGTATCTCGGGGCTCAGTGGGACTGGGTCGGAATTGACGAGTCGGCGGCGTTTTCCCTGCAAAATGTGATGTTTTTCTGGTCCAGATGCCGCTCGAAGTCGGGAATAAAACCAAATCTCAGGCTAACGGCGAATCCGGACAATAGCAGTTTTCTGTATCCGCTGATTCACTGGTGGCTTGATAGCGAGACTGGATACCCGAATTACGACAAGGCAGGAGTTATCCGGCACTTCGTCACGCAGGATGACACGTTCATCTGGTCTGATGATCCGGTCTTCGACGACAAGGGAGTGAAGATTTCAACGTCGATGACATTCATTCCTGCGAAGATCACCGACAACTCTCACCTGATGAAAAGCGACCCGTCGTACTATCGCCGATTGATGTCACTGCCGACGCAGGAGAGGGAGAGATTCCTTGAGGGATCGTGGCTTGCGTCATCAAACACTGGAACTGAGTGGCCCAGAGAATGCTTCACGGACCTGTTCATTCCGATCGAAAGATTTCCGACTCCAAAGCATGCCAATGACATCGTCAGAATGTTTGCTGTTGACGCATCGAAGGGGAAGTCTGAGAAGAAGGGTGATTACAGTGCCTTGGTTTGTCTGGCACAAACGTCAGAATTGGCTTACGTCGATGCTGACTTAAAAAGGCGACCACCAGGACAGATTGTCGAGGATCTATTTCTGTTTTGCGAGCAGGACCATCACAGGATTCGGTCGGGAGATTTGATTGGCGTTGAGTCGACTCAGTTTCAGAGCATCTTCAGAGACTTGATCGTCACATACGCAGAGTCTCACAAAGAGTATGCGTTGTCGAAGTACATCGCTTCAGGAGGGCTGATAATCCCTATCGAAGATCACATGAACAAGCAGATGAGAATCAGAAGACTCGATCAGAGAATCAGGCAACGCGAGATGCGATATCTTGAAAATCCCGGAACAACACTGCTGCTGAATCAATTGAAGCAGTTCGACGGCATCCCAGGCGTCGGAAAGCACGACGACGGGCCGGATGCATTGGCGATGTGTACGCAGTTGCCGCGTTATGAGCAGGAGTATTGGGAGAATTTGAGGAAGGAGAAGTGATGAAAAAATAAACCTTGGTGTCGAGTGGTGGAATCGTGAAAAATGTTTGGTTCAGTCTTAACAAGCAGAGGAATGTCATGCGTTTTATGATTTTGGTTTTGGTGGTATTGGGATCAGCAAAGGTTCAGGCAGATACGTTTTACCCGGATCCAAGCACAATGCTTTCTGGAGATTCGTATTTTCCGGTAATGCCCATTTGGTGGCCGACGTGGTTTCCGTTTGAGGAGCCCCCGACGCCCGTTCCGCCGGTCCCGACGGCGATGGAAATGTATATGTCTGACTTCGCCATGGTGATTCGAATTGGTGAGGAGATTGATGAGATTAACGCTGAGTTGGACCTGCAGAGGTTCCTGCTGAGTCTCGACCCGGATGGATTAAATGCCCCGATGATTCAAATGAGCATTATGATGTTTGAAACTCGCAAAGCGTCACTGGAAGCTGAGCGACAGGCGCTAAGAAATCAGATGTCGGCGACGGACTTGCCTTGACGTAGCAAAACAATAAATAAACGAGATGCCAGCGGATCAATGCCGCTGGCATTTTTTCACACATCAATCAGGAATATGATCATGAGCAAACGAGGATGCAATTCATGCCGAGAGAAGTCAGATCCCGTCGGCAGTGCGATACAGACGATTTCGATGATCGTCGACCAATCGTTTCAGCAGAACGCGAACATCGGGATTTACCGGCGAGCGGTGAGATCGTCGTTTTGGTGGTGGAAGTGGCTTCGCTGATGGGTCGTGTTGCTTCTGGTGATTTTTCAGCGTATTCTGTGCTGAAGGAGACATCAGATGGCATATGCGAACGGTTTACCGACAAGCTGGGTGATTGAGAACGAGAAACTGGCAATCGAGGCGACGAAGGCTGCTGCGCGGATCTTCGAGGAACTCGGAGTCAGTTGCGGCGGGGTGAACGCGAACGGCGATCAGCTTCCGTTTGGTGGCGACGAGCCGCTCGAGACGATTCAGGATGTCCGGGAGGCGATTGTTCTCGGGGATCAGCTTGGCAGGTTGCCCTGGGGGACGAATGCGAAGGACAATCGGTCGTATTACATTGCCGATACAGGGCACGCAATCACGGTAAAGCCGAGGGACGAGAATCAGCCGAACTCTGATGCGGTGAAGCGGATTGAGGCGTTCATTGAGCTGTGGACGGCTGAGAATCAGTGGCAAATGCGGCAGTCGGAAGTCAGTCAGCGGTGCGATCGGCACGGTGAAGTGTTCGATTTGCTGAGTTACGACGACGACGGGATGGTCCGGGTCTATTTTGGCGAGCCGCAGGATCTCGACGACGACCCGAAAAGCACTTTCGTCGATCCGGACGACGCGACGAAGGAGTATTTCGATTCGCTGGGCGTCCGGAAGACAAATGATCTCCGCGCTCAGCCGGTCGCGTACTTCCTGAAGGATGTTTGGTATCCCGACCTGCGTTTTGTCACGAAAATGACAAAGGACGGTAGTCTTGCGAATTACCGGGGCGACACGATTCCGCAGATGGAAGAATCTCAGGATCGGATTCTGGTTCAGCATCGCAAGAGAAACGTGTTGTCGGCGGATCCCCGAGGGCTCACTCTTTACTGGCCGGTACGCGAAGAACTGATCTTCGCCAAGAAGTTGCTGGCGAATCTGATGCGAACGAGTTCATTTCAGGCGGCGTTCGGTGCGATCCGGACGATCATGGGGAATCCGTCGAGCGATTCGGTCAAGAGTTACCTGAATACGCAGCAAAATGGCGGCGCGAGCAGCGGGCAATCAGAAACATACGACTTTCCGTCGGCAGCGGTTGTCACAATTCCGTCGCAGATCAAGTACGAGTTTCCGGAAACAGGCGCCGGTAACAGTAACCACATAGAAACTCTGGTATCGCTGCTTCGGTCGTGCGCTGCGGGAATGAAGTTGCCGGAGTTTATGCTGACGGCGAACGTCAGCGAGGGGAACTTCGCCTCAACGCTGGTTTCGGAGGGACCGTTCCACAAGTCGATGCGGTTCGAGCAGTCTCTTATGGTGCAGGAAGACCTGCGGATTCTGAAGCAGGCTCTGTGGTACGCTGCGGAGTCAGGACAGCACGACATCACAACGGCTGACGTGTTGCAGGTTGTGCTGGAGATCAAGCCGCCACGAGTTCAGACGAGAAACCGCCAGGAAGATCACGAGGTGATGAAAGACTGGTGGGATCGTGGGCTGCTGGGGAATAAGACGGTTCTGGCTCCGGAAGGGCTGGAATCGGTGGCCGAGAATGCTCAGCGGAAGTCAGAACTGGTAACGGAGCTTCCGTTGCCGGCGGGATCGCCGCAATCGCCGCAGAACATGGGCACTCCGGGTCCAGTTGCGGGCAATAAAGCCGATCCGATGAAAGAAAAGGGTGTTTCGAAGAAAGATCCGACTCGAAACGCTTAAATTCGGTTGCACGGGACTTGTCAAGTTCGTACAAAATGACTTATTGTCAATTTGGCGATTTGACAAAAGGAGTTTGCCATGGGATGTGGCTGCGGAAGTAAGAAGAAACCGAAGGGCGGCAAGGGCGGAACAAAATGAGTGACATCCTCGTAACAGAAGATGCGTTCGAAGCCATTGCCGAAGATCGAATTGATCGAGAGCGGGGAATCATCCGGGGAGTCAAGTTGCTGGGGTTGAGAAGTCTCAACAAACGCAACTACGACACACCCGGAGTCCAGAAGTCAGCGATGAAGTTACTGCCGGGGACATCGATTTACATCGACCATCCTGCGACAGCCACAACCAATCGCTCTTACCGGGACAAATTCGCTGTTGTCGGCCAGAAGGTTGAGTATCGTCCAGGCGAAGGTTACTTCGGGGACGTGCATTTTAACCCGAAACATGCTGTTGCAGAACAGTTCTTGTGGGATGTTGTGAACGCTCCGAAGTCGTTGGGGATGTCGATCAATTCCTCAATCAAGTCCGGAAAAGTCGGTTCCGACGGGGACGTGATTGTTGAGTCCATCGAAGTTCTCCGGTCTGTCGACATTGTCACGAAGCCGGCAACAACTGCTGGCATTTTCGAATCAGAGGAAGAAGAGATCATGGACCTGAAGACACTCCGCGACAAGCATCCAGAACTCGTGAAGTCAATTCTCGAAGAATCACAGGCGACCGACGCGACGGAAGCCGCGCTCGCTCAGGCGAAGAAAGAGAAGGACGAGTTGAAAGCTCGTCTGGACGCACTGGAAGCGGAACGAGCGACTGAGAAGTTGCGAGGCGAAGTGTCTGCCGAGTTCACGAAGGTCTTTGAAGGCGTGACCATCGAAGCTGACCTGATGAAAGAAATCGTCGAGTGCGCCTGCGAAATGCAGGAAGGTGCTCGCAAGAAATTCAGTTCGGTTCTGTCCAGGATCAGCCCGATGCTGATCGACGACAATCCGGACGACACAGAAGAAACTCCTGTGAAGGAAGAGGAAGAGCAGCCGAAGAAGCCTGCCTACCGTCCGACGCCAGGGAACAAGGCTGGCTACAAGAAGGGTTCTTTGCTTGAAGAACTCGGCCTGAAGAAGTAATCACTGACCGTTTCGGTTCGTTTGTTTGAAAAGGGCGAGACATGCCACGCTGTTTGAATGTAATGCACCAGTACGGTCAGGTTCCTGCTGTCACTGACATCCGTCATATGACTCCGCCGGACACTTTGGTCGATATGTGCTTTGGCGACTTTCTTGGCAGCGATAGCTCCACGGGAGTTCTCAAGGCTGCACTGATCCAGACGGATCAGGCATGGGACACCAACCTTTCGACGACCCAGAAGGCCGCGAAAGTCAAGTTTCAGGGCGTGAACCTGCAGGAGATCGACGATGCGGACGGTGTCTGCAACGATGCTCCGGACTGCATCCCGTTCGCTCTGTACCGTCAGGGATCGACATTTCAGCGTGCATACAAGATCGTTGATGTCAACGGGGCGGCTGCTCCGACGACATGGACTCGCGGTCAGGGATTCACGTTCGGCAAGGTCTCTGGGTCGAATCTGTTGAGCAACGACACGATTCAGAAATCCAGCGATGCTGACGAAATCGTGTTCATCGCAGTGAATGACAGCGGAGCCGAAAGTCAGGCTTACGCTCTCGTTGAATTCAAATCGTAATTTGTGTGGTGATTCCGAGGTTCAGACAAGGACAGTAAAATGGCGAATCGCCAACTCACGAAAAAGGTTGTTGACGCTTACAAAAAGCACGGCGAGCAGGTCTTCGAAGAATTCGATGAAGCTCTCGAGTCCAAGCAGATCAAGCCTTTTGATATCGACTTGAATTTCTGCGTTGAGCAGGACTTCGGGCCGAACTTCAAAGAAAAGATCCTGAACATGGACGCGGATGCGATGGAAGCCATCGTGACCAGCGGCACGTTCAACAAGATGGTTCAGCGAACCATCCGCTACTCGTTGCAGGAAAACCCTCGCGAAGAGTACAAGCTCTCCGCGATCACTCCTGTCGAGACTCGTGGTGAGTGCGAAGAGTCCTTCAAGGACTGGGGTGTCTTCAGCGACATGAAGGCCCACGAGTTGTGCGAACTTGAAGCCAGCCCGTTGTACGGTGTTGCCAGTGATTATCTGGAACATCCAAACGGCAAGACTGTTGGGCTCGGCTTGGCGTTCACTCGCGAAGCACTCTGCAAAGATCCGAACGGATTTGCGTTGCAGCAGGTTCCAAAGATCGCTGACGCTCATAACCTGTACCGCGAAGAAAAGTTGGTTGACGCTCTGATCGGCTACAACGTGACCTACGATCGCAGCGGAACTCTGTACGACATCTTCTACGAAGATGGCGCGACAGGCACTCCGTTCGACGACGGTTCCGGTGGACCTTGGATCAATGCAGCTTCACTGACTTTGACCTGCGGCGAAGACCTGCAGACTGTCAAGAATCTGTTCTACGACATGACGGACTTGGTTCACGGTCGTCCGATGTCGGTCGACGTGACGAATTTGAACGTGTTTACGAGTCAGCGAACTCGGGACCGGATTCTGCCACTGCTGAACGCAACCAGCGTTGAGCGAGAATCGACCTGTCCGGGATCGGGCGACCTGACACACTTCTTCATGACTCCGGAAGTCGCCAACGGGATGACTTTCGCTCCTGTCGAATATCAGCGACTGACTTCGGCTATTGCGGCCCGATACAGCCTGACGCTGACTCAGGCTCGCGAGTGGATCTTCTTCGGCAAGATTCCTGAGTTCATGGCGTGGGTCTTCCAGATCCGTCCGACGGTCACGCGACTGAACCTGAGCGAAGAGTCTCAGCGTCGTCGAATCGTGGCTCAGTACGACAGCATCAGCAAGGGATACGCCTACATCAAGGAGCCACAGAAGGCTGTTTGGTTGACCGGCGATTCCAGCGAATCAACATAGTCTGCGGTGAGCAGATGACGCATCGAAGAGCGACGGCGAGTGATCGTCGCCGCTCTTTTTGTTTCCAGTTCCTGAAGGAAGGTGTAGAATGGCAAGTAGCACGATGTGGGCTGTTCGTTGTCCTGGCGGGCCAACGAAGGTCGTGAAGTCCAAGAAGCCGATCAGCGAGAACACTGTCAAGGAAGCATACCTTGAATCGTTTTCGAAGATCCGGACGGAAGTCGACAAGGACAAAGAGTTGAAGTGGCCGATTCTGAAACCGATTGACGAGACGGAATTCCAGAAGGAATTCGCACAGATTTGTGCGCCGTCTCCGAGCAGTGGTCGGGAATGGCGAGTGGTTGAAGTCTAAGGAGATCTGCGGTGGCAAGCTGTCTGTCGTGTGAAGAGCTGGAGCAGAAGATCTGTAATCTTTCGGAAGAGATTACGGAGGCTTCGTGTACGGCATCGATCACGAAAGAGGGCGACACCTTCGAGGACAGAACTCCCGGCCTGAACGCGAAGATTGACCTGATGAAGACGTACACGGATTTGTACACAGCGAAGAAGTGTGGCTCGTCCACAGACTTGTTCGAGTTTGTGCATGTTCCGTGCGTGACTCCGGTGAGTTGCATTGGGGATGTCTGCATTTCGACTCCGTTGATTCGGAGGAATCGCAGGTATCGCCGATGAGCGAGTCAGCTTCGGAATCGTGTTGTCTGGAGATCCCGTGCGGATGCACGAGTTGGTTGACGGCATTCTGTGACTACGTTCCGCTGACTTACGAGTATTGCGGCGAGACCACAGAGTTTTTGTCAGCCAGATACAAGGCTGTGAAGTTCGAGTCGCAGAACAATCTCACGAACGTGCATATGAGTGATCGGATCTTCCGAGTTTCGACTCAGGAGAATGCGATCGAGGTCGGCGCGGGAGCGGTGATTACGGATGCTGACGGTGGTGAGTGGGTCGTTTACGCGACCGAGTATCTGGCGTCGTTTTGTGTCTGGAAGTTGTGGGCTCGGTCGGTTGCGGCGTGTTTCCTGCTGACGGAGACGATCGATGTACTCGAAGAAGACTGTGAAAACTGCGACTGCAGTCAGGAAACGGTTTACCGGCGAGTTGCGAGAGTCAAGGGAAGCATTTACGCAGAGACAGGGCAGATTCAGTCGAGGAACGACGGGCGAGATCTGGTGTACCAGTATTTTGGAGATTTGGTCAAGTGGCCTCTCAGTGACAAACCCTCGTCTCGACATCGACTGAAGACGAAAACAGGATCTTACAAGATCACGAGTGTGTCGGATCAGGGGAAGTTTGTCCCGTTCAAAGTTGGATTGGAGAAGGAAAGTGCTGACTGCTCGGTACGAGGATCATAGCGACGAAGTCAGCAAGATGATTGCAAAGCGGCTTGCTGTTGCTATCCGTGCAACAGCCGAAAAGTTGGCAGAGAATTACAAAAAGCAGTTAATGAGACAGCGGGCTCCGCCTCATTCAAAATTAGGACGTATCCCGTATATGTTCTTTGGTCAAGAGGGTGGAATTCCAAATAATCGGCCTGAAACTGGGTTTTCATCAGAACAACAAGATTTTCTGGCCACTTATATCGAGGGTGGGGCTGAATACGTTTTCGGAGATGTCGACGGTTATGTAGGATTCATGCCCAGCCACGTTACGAGCAGAGATCAGAATTACTTGTTGGAACACGACCGAACGGGCCGGCCATGGGTAAAACCAGTCTTTGAATCGTCGCGAGGCGACATGATCCGAGTCTTCGAAACGAAACTGATGGAACTAAATCGATGAAGTACATTGTTTACGGCGCTGGATCTCCAATTGAGGTGGAAGCCTTGAGTCCGGAGATCGCTGAGGCCGTCGTGATCCGAGATCATGGAGTGGCCCTTGAGAATTTGGTTGTCGTAAGGAAGTCAGATGTCATGTTGCATCGAAGACGCAGTTCTTGAAACCCTCCGGGGTTTGAACTGCACGACCATCAAGAGCGAGAATCACTTTCTGAATGAGAAGCGATGTTCGGATTGTCTTCCGTATGTCGTGGTCAAGATCGATACCCAGTCTGGGCTCCGGACATCGTCTGCAGTCCAGAAGAGTCACACGGTGGACCTGAAGGCTTACTTTTCTGATACGATGCAGAAGAAGGCTCAGGAATACCGTGCTCTGGTTGAGGACTGGCTGTTTTCAGCCGGTTGCGTGACTCTTGGGAGTTGTGGATGTTTTTGCCAGCGAGGGAACGCAAGTTCATCGATTCGCAGTGGCACTGGTGGCGTGATCGTTTATAGTCTTGTTTTTCGTGGGACGTACAAGCAGTCGGAGTCTTCAGATTCCGTATCCGCGTCTGAATCTGTTTGATGGAGAGTTGAAATGCCATTTTCTGCTGGTGAACTGTGCTGCCCATCGGAAGCCTGCGTGTACTTGGATACTACGGCTGCTGAGAGTTCAGCCTCTTGGGACAAAATCCCGCACGTCACGAGGATTGCGTTTACAAAGACTTCTGCTGTGAAGAAGCTCGTCACGTCGTCAACTGGCGGCAACGAGAAGACTGCCTGCGGAACAGTGACCAGCGCGGGCAACCTTGCAATCGCTTGCCACAACGGAACTGCTCCTGCTCCGTTTGCGATCAACGGCATCTACCACATCATGTGGTCGGTTGACTGCGACAACATTCTGGAGTCTCCAATCGACCCATACTACGAAGCGAACATTCGCATCGTGTCGGTTCCGGTCGACTTCGACATCGCTGGCAATTCTCCAGTGGTTTACAACTATGGGTTTGAAGTGGACGAGTGGCTGCACGAGCCAGCGACACAAACTCAGGAAGAACAATAATTAAGGAGTGACGGATGATCTCAGTCGTTCTTGGCGGAACAACGATTGAGGTGAGGCCGAAGAGATTATTGAACTACGTTGAGAAGCTCGAGCACATCAAGTCTCGGCGCGACAAACCGTGGAATCTGATCTCCGGCTTCCCCAAGGAAATGACCGAGGAGAATTACAAAATTCTCGTCGGGATAGCGATGAAGCAGGTTTACTGCAATTCTTCAGCGGTTTCGATCGAGGAGGAATTGCAGTACGACCGATCGCTGGAAGGCTTTTTCTTCGACATTTGGCGATGCAACAAACGGAAGATCAAGACCGGCAAGGGTTCGCGCGAAGAGACGTGGGAAGAGGGGATCCAGCGAGTCAAGGATCTCTGGGACCGCGCCACTCCGGAGCAGCAGTCGCAGTTGAAACTGGCGTTGTTTGCGACTGACGAGTCGAACACGCTGGGAAACTCCGATGGCCCGAGCGACCAAAGCCAGACGCTGGGGCCACAAAATCCACAACCATCACCGTAGAGAAGAAAGCTCCGGTGGATGTGGTTGACGGAAATCGCTATAAGATGCTGGCGCTCGCAGTGACAAAGAACTCCGGGATCGGACTCCGGGAGGCAATGAGTCTGTCATTGGTTGAGGCTTATCTTGCGTTAGGAGCGACGATCAGTGGCTGACGGCGACGAATCACTGCTGGACGTGTTTGTAAACATTCGTCCGGATCCGAACTTTCAGGACATCATCCGCACGTCAGCGAATGAGGCAATTGCCGAGTACGCTCGCATCTTCTCCACAGCGTCCATCCCATCTCCGAGGATCGGTCCCCCGAATGTTAGTGGCGGCGGATCGGGAGGCGGAGGTGGGGGGGCTTCTAACGGCGGCGGTGGCGGCGGTGGCGGTGGCGGCGGAAACCCGGGGAACTATCTTCGCGATGAGCTTCGCCGAGCGATCCTCGAGTTCCAGCGAGACAAGGCATTCCTCGAAATCGACGTTCGCATTGCAAACGATAAAGACCTGCAGGATCGGTTGCGGAACATAACATCAAATGTTGCTGGTCAGGCGAATGCATTTCGTGCGACAGAAAATGAGGATGAGCAGTTAAATGCTCTAATCCGAATCGTTGATCTTCGCGAACGCGATCTCGCACTTCTCCGCGAAGCAACTGCGGAACAGATTCGTGCCGCAGGACTCGGGACTTCTGCATTCGACCGCAATCTTGGATTTCGCGAACAGCGAAACGCCGTGGAGTCGTCGTTGCTTGGGATAAAAGGCGTAGGCAAGACTATCAACGCGGCTGATGATAGCGGAATGCGCAGACAGTTCGAAGTTCTCAATCAGATGCTTGACCAGGCACAACTCAAGCTAAAACAAGGCATTGGAGCCGAGAACCTGATTGACGTAACTGAAGCCCGCGAACGCATTCAGAGAATCACAGACGACATTGACGCACTTCGCATTAAGGCCGAGGCGAAGATTGTTGTGGATCTTCAGGTTAAGGCTGATCAGGCTGCAATCAAAGAACAGTTTGACTACATCTCAAGCAATGCCAAAGAGCAAATGTCGAGAGGTCGAATCGAAGATAAACTCCAGTCATCTCTGATTCGCGGACTCCCATCAGGAGAGATGAGAGAGAACATTGCAAGGATGCGTGCTGAGCTTGAACTGGCAGAACTTGAAGTAAGAAAACTGTCTCAGGGGTTCGACGGGAGCCAGGACAGTGTAGACAGGCTCGTGACTTCGGTGCAAAAACTCACGATAGCACAGCAAGGTCTGCAGGAAATGCATGTAAACGCCAAGGCGGCGTCTGGATCGATGAATACCCTGAGCAACAACGCCTATCAGCTTGGTCAGGCATTCGAAGATGCTGCTGTTGGATACAGTCTGAACGGACTGGCCGGAGCATTTCGCGGCGCGTCGAACAACATAAACTTTCTGATCAATGATGTGCTCCGACTCAAGGCTGTCCAGGATAAACTAGGAGACGGTCTCGCAGCGAAAGTGACTGTCGGGGCTGCAGTTGCGACCGCAGTAACAACACTCGTTCTTCCGGCTCTTCTTGAATGGCTTGAAAGTCTGAATGACATTGAGGCTAAGTTCGAAGATATCAGCGACGTTATTCGTAATGATTTTGCAGACGTAAAGTTTGATGTCGGATTGGAAGGCAGCGAACGCGAGTTCTTCAGGACGATACAGCAGGCGAAGGAATTGAAGGAAGTCCTTGAGTCTCTCGGGGAAGTCAGCCAGAAGTCAAAAGATCAGGCCGACGACCTTCAAAAAGTGTTCCAAGGACTGGACAAGACAGACTCACTCACTGACGCGCTCGCTCAGATAGCAGCGTTTGAGAAGATTCTGGACGCAGAGGTTGAGCGAAAGAGCACTGTAACTGTCATTGTGCCACAGTCGCAGAGGAAGAACCCATTGTCTGGAGTTCCGGAAACAGAAACAAGAGTTCTGAGAGAAGGGGAAGATCCTGCCTACGACAAACTGAAGAAACAACTCGAGGAAATTCGATTGCTGAATGAAAATCTTCGAAAGTCTGTTGCTGACGGATACTTCGGGAATTCCGACGTTGATCAGTTAAAGAAAACTGAAGAGGCTTTTAAGAAAGTCAAGGAAAGCGCGTCGTCCGTTCTTAGCGAAGCAGACCTTGTAGACGAGAAGGGCGCTGACAAGTTCGACGCGACGATTGGCGCTCTTCAGGAGACCATCGATAAGGTTGGCGAGTCAAGACGCCAGATCGAATCGTTAAACAAGCAGATATCAGAAGGTTTTACGAACTCACAGGCAAAGTTTGATGAGTTCTTGGCCAAGCAAAAACTCATTCGTGAAGTCATTGCCGGCACGAAAAACGAACAGGAGCTTTTTGTCTTTGAGGCAAGGAAGTCAGTAATCGCATATGACAATCTGATTGAAAAAGTACGAGCAGCAAAAGTTGAGATTGCAAAAGGAAAAGACGGAATCGCGAATCAGCCATTTGAGGTTGAGATGATTCGACTGGCTAATACAGAGGCCAGAAGAGCCCGGGAAGCATTGCGCATGGAGGCGGAAACTGTTCTGCTGCAGAAGAAAAAGGAAATCGAAGAAGAGATCGAAAAGATTCAAGACAGAAAAGACAGGAAAAAGTCTATTTCATCGACTCTTGATAAGTATCCTGAAATACTTCAGCGTAATGTCCTGTCGACTGGAGCAGAGGATGATAACACGGAACAGTTGAAGAGACTGACCAGTGAATTGCAAACAATTGAAGAGGCTATCAGGGAACTGAATCAGACTATGAGTTCCGACAGGGACGGGATCCTTCAGAAGATAAATCAGTGGCTTGAAATGGCGAAATTTGGGACTCAAATCAGTTCGAGTCCATATGCAAAAGCAGCAGGGACTGCAGTCGATTTGTTCCAAGGGTTCCTTAACGCAAGGAAGCCAGAGGATTTCAGGGACGGGTTTTCTGATGTGCTGAAAAGCAAAGAAACTTTTGCTGATGCAATTCGTATTGGAGTCGAGCAGGGCATGAAGGAAGCAGTCCGGTTCATAACGGGCGCTCAGTTTGAGACGACTGACGCTGTGAAGAAAATGCCAAACGGAGCCACTGCAAGATGAGCATGTACAACGACTACAATTTTGATGTTGAGCCTGTTCATCCGTCTGGAATGATTCAGTATCAGTCTGGGAAAGCGACATCCATCAGGAAGTTCAAAGTTCTCTGCGAGTTTGCCGAAGAGTTCGCATTGCGTCTGATTGGGAAATACTTTGCGTATGACCCGGAAGATGTTGAAACAGTTCTCTACGACTCTCCTGTTCTTCCTTCTCCGTTTCCGTTCGACGGAACTTCGGCGTTAAATTATGGCAGAGTCAATCTAGTCGCCACATCATTTTTGATCGAACCAATTTCAGACTGCTGCTTTAAGGTGCGATACACAACAGAAGAGACAGGGTCAGAAAGGCAAACAAAAGTAACTGACCCAACATCTCTCAACCAGATGGAAGCATACTTCGCTAAGACAACCGAAGAGTCTGGGCAAACGCAAGACGACATTGATGAAGAAAACGCAGAATGTTTCTGTATGGTGTCTATAACCTACGAAGAAAACGCATGTGATTGCGTTGCATTCAATAACACAGACAAGGAATGGGAGGCTCATCCGTTCGTTCTTCCAAACACATGCCTTTCTGTCGAGCGAAACCCGTCCTATGAGATGTTTACTCTTCCGAATGGTGGCCTGTCGTGGGAGGGTCTTCCGTCTGGATCTGCTGAGCGACAGTTGAAGCCTGACTCGTATGCTTACAAGATTATCCCCAAGGCTGACATTATTGTTCACTGGCACAATGTTCCGCTTAGACATCTCTGTGCAATTGAGAATCATCTTCGCGAGTTTAGGGGTTCTGTTAATTCTGTTCCTTTTGGGGATGCGATAAATTGTGACGCTGCGGCAGTAAATCCTGCTGCATGCGGATGTGGACAATACGAACCTGAAACGATCCTTTTCATCGACTTTCAGGAAGACAGGTCGAAAAGAACGGATGCTTTCGGAGGTTTCTCCGGTTCTATTGGTGACGGGTTCAGCGCTAAGAACATGAACACGACGACGCTGAAGTTAATCTTCAAACAGAAGCGAATTGAAAAGCCGACTTCCGCTTCGTATTCTGACAGCGACGACTGCCCGGACGACAACGATGAAGCCTACGGATGGAATCACCTGTTTCTGGATCGCGAAGGCCCAGTCGATGGAACTGGTGACTGGATGCGAGTTGTTGTGGAAGCGACCGGAGATCCTCTGTTTCCACTGAAATCATTTAACACGATCTTTTATCCACTGCTATGACACGACCAAAACAATGGATCCCGGGAGACCCGCTGACTGCCGACCGACTTAATGTCGAGCAGGCCGAGTCTCTGCGTTCGCGCCGAGACATTGCCCTGACCAATGGTTCGTCGATGGTTAATGAGACGCTGGGAAACCAGTCGGCGAACATGCGACGGTCTTTCACGCGACTCGCTGTGGCGACTGAGGACTTCGCAGTTCAGGACGTGAAGACCGATCTGGCAGAAGCCCTGGACGACGTTCCGTCCGGTATGTGCCAGTGGTTCCGGCTTAACAAGAAGTCTGGTGTTCACGAAGAAGACACTTTGTCGACTCCGTTCAGAGGATATGACGTTCTCGGCGGACTCAACGATCAGGTCCAGAAGGTCGCCGGCGAGTTCTTCTACGTGGTCTTCAATGAAGACTCGAAGCGGTGGGAGATCCTGCAGAGCGCCGGGATCAAACTGAAGTACGGGATTGTCGGCGAATGCCTCGGCGATGGATGGTACGAAGTCGAACTCAGCGACTGGGACGAACAGCCCCCGATTCCGGGGAGTGAATCTGCTTCGGCTTCCGCGTCGACTTCGGTTTCTGCGTCTGCTTCGGATGACCCGTGTGATCTCTGCATTTCAATTGATGTTACTATCGAAGCTGGCTGCGAGTCTGTCGAGGGCGTCGAAGTCACGCGAAATGCGGGGACAGGGACAGGACAAATCGTCTACGCGCACACAGCGGAGACGATTCCGCTGAAGGGCGGAAGTCTCGTCAAAATGATAAAACGCGCTGCTCCGGATGCTGCGAGCGATTCAGTCAGTTCGTCCTTGAGTACATCATCGAGTCTGTCTGCTTCGGACGATCCGATATCGAACAGACTGTACGACGTTGTGAATTCGGAGAAACCGCTGCTTTCGCTTCCGTTTCCGGATTACGAATGCTGCACCCTTCCAAACGGCTCTCAGGAATTCCGGATGATCAGTTGCACAAGAGTCATCGTCGAAGGCGTGACTTGCCCAGGTGAAACTGATCCTTGCCCATCTTCGGATAGTGCCTCGGAGAGTGTCTGATGAGCATGATGAAGAAGAAGTGGCTGGAATGCTGCACTTGCGGGCAGGCAATCTGCTGTACTGGCCGATGCTTCCCCGGGGCTCCCGGCGTTGACGGGAATTGCACGGGAGATCCCTCGGAAAATCCGCTTCCAACGACGCTGACTGTCGATATGTTGACTGACGATGCGTCCTTTGGGTGCTTTGCTGGCTCCACAACTGTAACTCTGGTAGCGAACGGACGATGGGGTCTCGGCACGATCAATGCAACATGCAGTTGGCATAATCCGACCGACTCTACTGCGGCGTTTGTTACTTGGTATTTTTCAGTACAAGTCGCAATTCAATGCACAAACGAAGCAGGATGGGGCATTGAGTTTCGTCGTCCGTTTTTCGAAACTTCTCCTCATCCATCATTCATTCCGCAGGATTCAACTCTCTCAAGAATTAGTTGCGACCCAATATCCCTGGAGGGCACAGTGTGTTACTTCCCGGGGATGAGCAGTGTTGTCTTTCCTGCAGTTCCTCCACAGCCACCTCTTGAGCACCCGACGATTTGCCTTTCATTTTCAGTTTATGAGACGCCATGAGATATGTCATAGTCGTTGCGATTGCCTCTGTCATTGTGAGCAGAGTGCTATCTGAGTTGATCTCTGGTATTCCTGTACGGCAAAGAGAGGCGATCGCTGAAATAGAAGATCGCATGCAGGACACAAGGTACAGGGATCTGTGCTTAATGAAGAGCATTCAATGACCCAGTTTGTTTACCTTAACGTCATCGGTCCCGACAACGGCGAAGAACTTCGGCTGTCGATGGCATCCGTCCGGAAGAACTTCACTGGGGATTCCTCTTTCACGATCATCGGCGAGAAGCCGAACTGGTACACAGGGCATCACATTCCAGTGCCTCGCCTCACGAAGATGCGAGAACTGCCAGGTCGCATGGCGTTTCGCGACACTCAGGCAAAGATTATGCTGGCAGCGTCTCATCCGGAGATCGACGAAGAGTTCGTCTGGATGATGGACGACCAGTTCTTCCTGAAGCCAACGTCAATCGAGGATCTCAGAGTCCTTCGGTACGACCCGTGGTATCGGACAAATTCGAAACGAGAGTGGCATCGGCTGATCAAACTGACGTTCGGTGCGCTGGCTGCGAATGGTCGATCTAACTTTCAGGCCGGCACTCATCTTCCGCATGTGTTTGAGAAGACGAAACTTCAGCAAATGTTCGTCGAATACGGGTTCCCGAATAATTTGTACCTGTTCGAAATACTGTACGAAAATCATTGGCAATGTGGTCGCACGCCGATACCTTACGGAGGGATTTGGAAGGGTGTTCAGTATCCGCAGTTTCTCAAGAGATTACTGCGACCGCTAATGCTTCGCCAACTGAATGAGATTGATGCCAATGTGCTGAATTACCAGAGCAACGTGTGGAGGCCGACCATGCGAGATTGGCTGAGAGGTCGGTTTACGGAGGAATGAGATGCTCAATGTTTTCACCTACTGGGAGCATGCTCCGAAAGCCCGCAAGTGGCCTTACATTGAATTCTGCCTCGACACGATCCGATCGAAGTGTCTGGACGGCTGCTTGTTCCACCACATCACTTCAGCGAATATCGACAAGTATATCCCGGATGGGATTATGCATCCGTCATGGAAGAACATCAAAGAACTCGGCGTGAAGTCCGATTGCGTCCGCGCTGCCGTGTTGATGCAGTATGGCGGGCTCTACATTGACGCAGATACGCTGATGTTGCGATCGCCAAAAGAACTCGACACTGGTCATGAATGCGGATTCATGACGTGGTCGACTCCCCCGCGACGAGTGATCGCTGGTTACATTTACTGTTGCCCAGACAGCGAAGTCGCGAAGAAGTGGGTTGCGAACATCAATGCAATGCTCGAGCAGGGAAAGCACGGGTGGACTGATCTCGGAGAGAAATGCCTGACTCCTGCCGTTGATTCGAGCGAGAACACGATCAACTGGCCTTTGGCGACATTCCTCCCAATAGAGATCGACACAGAAGTCCAGAGATTCTTCAGTGTTTCTACGTGGAAGGTTCCGGATCAATCGATAGCAATTGGATTGAACCATTCGCTGATGACGAGGAAGTATGCTGGAGAAATGAGGTCTGCAGGTCACGAGAATGCGTCATTTAAGAAACGATCGCAGGACTCAAAGCTCACGATTCACAAGATCTTCAGCAAAAGCAGATCATCTCAGAATCAAATGAAGATTGGCGTTTGCGTTCCCACATTTCGCAGGCCGAAACTGCTTGGGCATTTGATCTCCTGCTTCGAAAGCCAGAATTACGAAGACAGGCTCCTGATCGCATACGACGACCATGGAGAGATCGCTGAGTCGTCTGGCGATCGATGGAAGATCGTTAGTCGCAACGAGCCCCACACATCGCTGGGAGAGAAGCGAAACGCAATCGCTGAGATGTTCGGTGATTCTGTCGACGCATTTGTGTTCTGGGACGACGACGACATCTTCCTTCCAGATGCCTTGTCTGCGGTTGAAAATGCTCTAAGCCGATCGGACTGGTGCAGGGCAAGTCAGGTTCTCGTCCGTGGATCTCGTGATCTGACGCGATGTAAGACCTACTGGCGCGAAGATAAATCCGATAAAGCGTTTCAATGTACCTGGGGAGTGACTCGTTCGGCGTTCTGGAGTGTAGGCGGGTTCGATTTCGTTTCTCTGGGAGAAGACCTGCGACTTGCAAAGAAGCTACGAGACGCGAAGATCAGCGAATCTGATCCAGTCGCGATGGGGTGGAATCCGTATGCGGTTTCATCGCCTTACGGAAATGAACACTTCTCTTGGACTGTGAAGGATTACGAAAAGTGGAAGGATGTTGCAAAGTCTGACGGCGAATTCAGAGTTGCGAATCATCCATTCAGCTTGAAGATTGGGGACCATGTCAATGATCGATCTTGGAAGGGAGATTGGTATGACGACGAAGTACGATGAAGAGAAGCGGTTCTGGAAGGATGAGATCTCATTCTACGTCCGGTGGTTCCATGGAAGAATCAAAGAACTGTACGGAGTCCCGTGCCCGAAGCAGCATGAAAAGATTCAGCGATTCTCTTCTGAAGAACTGAATGCGATTGAGACGTGGATTAACGCAGACAAGTGGCGTTACTGCAAAAGGCTGCACGTCGAGCCGACGTACTTCTCTGGCAAGAAGGTTTTAGAGGTTGGTTCTGGTCCGCTGGGCCTGAGCCGGTTCTTTGCGGGAGCGGAAGTGCATTATCTCGATCCACTTCATGCATGGTACTGGCAGTGCGGATACCCGAAGGTCGGATATTCAATCGAAGCAAGAATCGAAGACTGTATGCATCATCGATATGACGCTGTGATCTCAGTGAACGCAATCGATCACGTCGATCAGTTTGAAGACGCAATCAATGCCTGTGAAATGATGTGCGACATGGACGGCGAAATCCGCATGGACATCCACTACCACGCACCAACAGTCACAGAACCACATGTCCTGAATGACGAGATTGTCGCTGCGGCGTTCAAGAAGTTCGACATGAAAAAGATCGCGGAGAATCCGTCGCGAGTTTTCTATCCTCGTGGCACGCATCCAGACTCTGATAGATTCGCTGTTTGGAGCAATCGCGATTACGTTTACGATGCAGTGAGGTCGCTGTGAACAGAGAACAAGCACTCGCAAAGATGGTTGCCCCGGTCCAGAAGCGGAAGACTGCCTGGCTGAAAGGCATCATTCAGATCCACGTTACGCGAGCCTGCGATCTCGCCTGCTCCAACTGCACGCAGGGATCTCAGTTTGGCGGCAAGGCATCGTTCATCACCGAAGAAAACTTCGAGGCGGCAGTCGTCAGCCTAAAGGATTACTTTGGTGTTGTCGGGATCTTTGGAGGCAACGCAGCACTGGCTCCGAACTTCGAGGCACTTTGCCTGATTCTTGAAAAACATATTCCGAAGAATCGTCGTGGTCTGTGGTGCAACAACCCGCGAGGACACGGCAAGCTGATGCGGCGAGTGTTTAACCCAAAGGTGTCAAACCTGAACGTGCATCTGGTCAAGGATGCCTACGACGAATTCAAACGCGACTGGCCAGAGTCAGAACCGTTCGGACTTCATCACGACTCTCGTCACTCGCCGGTCTACGGATCGCTGGAGAAACTGGTTCCGGACGAGTCGCAGCGATGGGATCTCATTGGCAACTGTGCGATCAACCAGAACTGGTCGGCGATGATCTGTCAGTTCCGTGGCGAGCTTCGCGGATACTTCTGCGAAATTGCTGGCGGGCAGGCGATGCTGAATCAAGAGAATCCGGAATACCCTGACACGGGCGTGAAGATCGAAGCTGGATGGTGGAAGAAGGCGATGCCGGAATACGGTGCTCAAGTCGACTTCCACTGTCATCGGTGTTTGGTTCCGCTAAACGGTCATGGAGCATTGGCTCAGGCCGACAAGAAGACACAGGTCACGGAAGAGTATTCGCACCTGAAGTTGAAGTCTGGTGGCACGTTTCAGATCGTCGATAACATCAGCGATATTCTGCCTGAAGAAAAACGCATCGTGACGGAGTATCTCGGAACATGATCCTGAATCATCGTGAATCGTTGGCCGACATTGCAAATGCAAAAGGTCTCACGACTGCCGTTGAGATCGGAACTCACCAAGCCGTTTTCGCCGCTGAGTTTCTTAAGCGATTTCGCGGCACACTTACGATGATCGATCCATGGGATGGGTACGACGGAGTCCGCGATGTCTTCTACCCGATGGTTCAGGAGACAACGAATCGAGACGATGATTTCGAGATTGCAAGAATGGCGATGATGGCATTCCCGGATCGGCACAAGTTTCTGAGGATGCGGAGCGAAGAAGCGGTGATGCTGTTTGATGACCTGAGCGTAGGCTTTGTTTATATAGACGCATTGCACGACTATGAGTCCGTCATTCAGGACATGAGACGCTGGGAAACGAAAATCGTTGAGGGTGGAATTATCGCTGGACACGATTTTGCAATTGAAAACCATGGAGTGATCCATGCGGTTCTGGAATTCTGCAGAAACCGCTCACTGAAGTTTCACGTCACTCAAGAGGACGTTCCGTCCTGGTGGATTGAGTTATGACAGCAATCAAGCCCCGAGGCATCACCGTCTGCGTCGACTACGCCGACATCCTCTCGCTGACGCTCCCGTACAACCGGGAGTTCTTCAGCGAGTTCATGGTGGTCACGACGGTCAAGGATCATCAGACAATCCACCTCGCGCAGGAGAACGACTGTCATGTCCATCTTAGCGATGCTTTTTACGCTCGAGGCGCTGCGTTCAATAAGTTTGCAGCGATGGAAGAAGGGCTTGATGTTTTCGGTCGGCACGACTGGATGTGCATCATTGATGCTGACATCGTCATCCCGAAGAACAAGCTCGCTTGGGTGCCGAAGATCGGAAAGATCTACACTCCGCATCGCCGGATCCTGCACCAGATTCCGACGGAAATCCCGGAACATCGCCTATGGCGACAGTCGAAGAGAGCGATGAACAACGAAGAGTTCGCAGGCTACTTCCAGTTGTTCCATGCGAGCGAACCGTTCCTGCAGAAGACTCCATGGCATGAAACGGACTGGACGTGGGCTGGCGGCGCTGACTCGTTCTTTCATCAAAAGTGGTCGGAGTCAAATAAGGTCCGACCACCGTTCGAGGTTCTGCATCTCGGGCCTCCGTTTATCAACTGGTGCGGACGAGTCACTCCGTTTGCAGACGGAACGACACCTGAGAAGGCGATGGTTCGTAACGAACATCGGATGATGCTGCTGAAGAATCGCCGTGAGAACAAGCAGGACCGATACAAAGCGGAGAAGTTGAAGTGAGAATCTCCGTCGGGATACTGTCCGCGCCAAGGCCGGAACCCACTCTAAATAAGTGTTCGACTGCCATTGCCGAGTCGGGCTTCAGCTTGATCCATCACGCGACGGAATCAGAGAGCCGGCATTTTCTGTCGCCGTGTGAGTTTGAGCGATCACCGACGGGATCTCTGGGCAACTTCCAGAACTGGCTGCAGACTGCGAGAGATCTGCTCACAATGGACCACGACGCAATCCTGATCGCCGAGGATGATGCGTTGTTCTGCCGGGACGTGCATGCACTTCTGCAGCGGGATCTCTGGCCTGCGGCGGACTGCGGGTGCGTGTCGTTGTACTGTCCTGCAATGTCGCATTACAAGCAGAGTTCCTCGGGACTGCACAAAACGCGGATTGCCCGTGCAGAGCCGATGACGAACAGAACGAATCTCGTCGGCGCGCTCGCTCTTGCGTTTCCTGCGTCGGTGCTGAGAGAACTGGTTTACCACGACTCGATTAGCCAGTGGGGAGGATCTCACATGCAGGCGAGTAATCCGAAGACAAAGCCATACCAGCGGAAGGCAGTCGACACATGGATTGGCAGAACTCTGATTTCAATGGGTCGATCGATCTGGCATTATTCCCCGAGCCTCGTGCAGCATTACGTTCCGAATCCGAAAATTGCAAATTCGTCGCTTGGGCATGGAATGGCGATTGGAAACCGCCAGTCGCGATCGTGGGCTGGAAATTCAAAACGGAGTGTGCTGGAGATGATTCCGGCCAACAAGGAAAAGTTTGATGTCGCAAGTTCCGGTCTACCTGAACATCAGGTCTGAATATGCAGAAGCGGATAGTTCGAGGTATCGGTTTTCGCTGACTGAGAACATTCTGATCCCAAGCCTGAAGAATCAGGTTGCCCGAGGCGCGATCATCTTCCTGCAGCAGTCTCCGATGGATCCGTACTTCAAGCGGCGGGAGAAAGCATTTCGATCCATCACGGATAAAGTGATCCCGATGCACGAGAAGGAAAGCATGGAGTTGCCGGCCAGAGTCGAGGCGACGATTGGCGACGACGACTTTCTTGGGCCGGAGTTTGTCCAAAAGATGCGGATGGGCTTTGTGCCAGAGCGCGGAAACGTCCAGATGTTTATGCCGCACGGGTACATTTTCTTCGAGGGAGCCCTGCATCCTTGGCGGAACAAGGACGATTTCATTGAGATCACGCAGTACGGCAACCCAAGTTCGCCGGTGGTTCGGCACGAGGGATTCAGGATTGCGGACACTCCGCAGTGGATTTACTGCAGGCATCAGATGAATTTTAACCCGCTTTCGGCTTCAGAAGTTAATGCTCCTGAGATAAAACTGGCTGCGTGGAAGGGTTGGGCACAGAAAATAGTGGCGCGCTATTGCCAAACTCAAGTGCTGACGGCGACTGCGAATGGGTGTACTTTGCATCCTACAAAAAGCAAGTCGATGATGTACGCTAAGGGGTCTGCTCGTAGTCGAAGGAAATGATCATGGACTGTCTGGTTTGCTGGCTGGCAACATTTGGATTCGCTTTCACCATCGCGTTGACGCATGGCCCGCTGGGCCTGTTTAAGACGATGCGGGAGAAAGTGAAGGCTCGCTTCGGCGAAAAGCACTGGGTGACAATCGGAATTGGCTGTCCTGTATGCCTGTCGTGCTGGATCGCAATTCCGTTCACTATAGCCTCAGATACTGGAGGCATCCTGATGTGGGCGTCGAGCGTGGGGTTCACCTGCGCTGTGACAAGCATCAGTCCCGATTAAGTCCACTGCCCGGGCCATGGTGTGATTCCTTCGCACTTCCATGGAGACGCCCTCGGGCAGTGGCAACTTTACCTTGGAGATAAACATGAAAAATGCAAGCTGGAAAACAACCGCCGCTGGTATCGTCGCGGCGCTGAGTATTTTGCTTCATCAGGCAAATGCATATTTGGATACAGATCCGCAGACAGTGTTTGATCTGACTCAGGTCATTGCTGCTTTTGGGATGCTGTGGATGGGAATTTCTGCTCGGGACAACAACGTCACGAGCGAACAGGCAAAGGCAAAGTAGTTTCACAGTTCAGAAAGGCGTCTCATGAACAATTTGAATAAACAAGCTCGACTTGCTGCGGATCGCGTCGATCCCTCAGTCGGGTTCGATCCAATCACAATTCTTACGATTATCACTCAGGTGCTTCCGTTCCTGGCTTCGTGCTGGAATCGCAACGACTCCCCGGATCCGGCGGAATCAAAGAAGAAGTTGCAGGCTTATGCGGAGAAAAATCCGCAGGCATTGCTGAAACGCACGGCACGACGTGTGCGATCTGAGTCAGACGAGAAGATGACCAAACTGGAATCCTTCGATATCGCCAGGGCGATTATTGAGCAGGCACTGTCTGCGGATGACGAGACGGTCGCAGCCTGTTGCGCGGAAGCACCGGAGGGGCTATGAAAGAGTTGATTTTATTCCTGAGTGTCTGCCTTGGTGCGATATTGGCGGCGATTCAGGACGACCCGACGGTTCAGAAACCTGCTCCAGACAGAATTGATCTGGAGCCACAGATTATCTTCCCGACGATCCCGGTAATCGACGAGGGGGATGTTCCGGAGGAAGATCTCCCTGTTCCTCCGGTGCGTCCGAAACGTGGACCGGAGTTTGTGTCGAAGCTGAGCGAAGAGACTTGGCTCGTCGTTGAATCGCCGGGGCCGCTGATGATCTTTGACTTCCCGGAAGGACTGGTCGAGATCGATTCAGACGACGGTGCCAGACCGATGAAGGTCAAAGGAAAATTCGCTGACGGCACAGGGAAAGTCGAGACTCGCACATTCACGAGCAAGCACTTGTATTTCGTGAATGCTGTGAAGTCTGGTGAGATGGAGATGTTGATCATCCCTGAGGGAGCGATCAACAAGAAGCAATCTCAGCGACATAAGATTGTGGTGATGGGCGAGGCGCCGAAACCTCCACCGGATCCGGAACCTGAACCTGAACCAATGCCAGTTCCGACGGGGAATGTGGTCATTGCGATTGTCGAGGACGCACAGAACCGCAAGCCTGATACGGCGATTCTGCTGAATGCGATGGCGGGATGGAATGCTTTGAAAGACGCTGGGAATGACTGGCGTCTTTATGACGTTGCGACCAGCGAGCCAAAGGGAAAGCAGGCAGTCGAGGATGCGAAGTCTGCTGAACTTCCGGCGATGATCATTCGCGACAAGGAGACCGACAAGATCCTGCGAGTGATTCCGTTGCCGAAAGATTTCGACTCGTTGAAAAGAATTCTTTCCGAACTGGGGGTGAAAGGTGTCTGAGGAAATCGAACAGATCATTGATGAGACTGGCGAGACTCGCCGACTCGGATCTCTGGCTCCTCAGGAGGGATTCGTATCGGCGTTCAACACGTTTGAGCAGGAGCATCCGGTCTGGGATGACGCTGACATCAAACGGGTGATTCTGGATGCGAACAGAACTCCGCGCCGGACAGTGTTTACCAAGGAGTGGATTCAGAGCCAGGGCAACTTTGGCTCCTGCAACGGATACGCTGGCGCTGGCGCCTTGTCAAAAGCCCGATACCTGCGAGGCATTCAGGACAAGCTGAAACTTTCCGGAGCGTTCATCTACTCACTCATCAATGGTGGGCAGGATAACGGTTCTGCTTTGGAGAGCGGGCTGAAGGTTATTGGCACTCACGGAGCTCCGCCAGAGACTTTGGTTCCGTGGAACATGATTTACCCCAAGCAGCAGCCATCAAACGCCAAGGCAGAAGCGCTGAAGCATCGTGGGCTGAAATGCTACGCTGTGCAGACAAAGCAGGGATTCCGGACAGCTTTGGCTGCGGGGTTTCCTGTGATCGTTGCTGTTCACGCCGGACGCAATTTCCAGAGAGTGAATGCCCAGGGGATTGCCTCGGCGGATTCCGGCGGCGGCAACCATGCGATCCACTGCGACGACATCAGGATCGTTGGCGGGCAGGAAGTTTACGACTCCTGCAATTCGTGGGGCGTGACTTACGGCGATCAGGGTCGGGCTTTCCTGACGTGGGATTCGTTTGCTCAGACGTTTGGCCGGCACAAATTTTACGCTGTCTCCAGCACTCTCGAAGCGGAGTAGTCATGCAAAACGTCGTCTTTCTGCTTCTGTGCTGTATTTCCGGGCCTCCGGAGATCTTTTCGGCTACTGGCGTTTACGCTGAAAAGCCGAAGGCGGCTCCTGCTCCATACCTGCTCATGTTCACCGCAGAATGGTGCGGACCATGTCAGGCATGGAAAAAGTCAGGGAAGAAGAAGCAGATCGAGGAAGCCGGCGTTTCGGTGACGTTCGTCGACATCGACAAGAATCCAGAGTACCGGATCGCCGGAGGACCGCTTCCAGCAGTGGATCGGTTCCCGACGTTCTGGCTGATGGTTCCACCGAATCAGAAGCCTGTGAAGGTGTGGTTTGGTACAGTTTCACACTTGGATGTGCGGGCGAATTTGCGAATTCGCAGGTCAAAGGAAGATCTGGACAAATGGGTTCGAAGCAATTACACCGAGCAAACCACGTTAAAGATGGGCATGGAAAAGAATGCGGACGTTTACTTGCATCTCACGGATGGGACAGAAAACACGCACGTTTTCACAAAAGAGCAGGTTTTAGGGCTGGATTTGTGGGTTGCTTTGGCACTTCATGATGCTTTGCATTCCGCAAAGATCAGTCCGTTTGTAGACTGAGTTGCTATTCTACGGGAAGAGAATTTGGCAACAGGAGCCGCAGCAGTGAACATATCAGCAGAAATCATCTTGGGGATTATCACAACGCTTGGTGCTGTCCTCAGCGGCGCGGTCGGGAAGATGTGGATTTGGTTTACCGCTGAACTTCGCGAATGCAAGGACGACAGAAAAAACCTGCATGATCGCGTCGAAGTGATGCACAACAACATTGCTGAGATCAGCACAACCGTTGGACGGCTTGAAGGCCGATTGAGTGACGACAAATGAAAAAGACTGTGAATGGCCTTGCGGTGGTGCTGAGTTGGGTTTGGGACGCAACGGGCGGGCTGATTTATTCAGTTTGGAAGCAGTTGCAGTAAACGCGGACTCGTTGATCCGCTGTTGATTTGGAATCGAGTAAATCATGAGTGACGTTAGTGAAGCACTGCAAAGACTAATTGCCGCAGCGAGACCATTTATTAGTGCAGATGTTGTCGATGAAACTACAGGAACAATTCCGCTGATGGAAGAACTGGCCTCAGCGATTGAGCAAGCTGAATCAGTACTTGCAGGAGATGATAACAATGAATCCTAGTGAACTTAAAACCCTGATCGAATCAGACAGTGAAGCACTGGCACACTGGAACGCAGGTCGGCACGCTGCTTGTGCGGCACGTTGTTCTGTAATCGCTCCAGTTATTCGCCAGCCCGTTGACGGTGG